CTCGACGTCTTTCCCGTCTTGCTCAGCAGTGGCCTTGATGATCGACCGGACCGCGTTGCCTTCCGACTGCGTCTTCACGACATGGCCGACGATGAACCGTCCGTCAGGTGCCCGGCCAAGCTTCACACCAGCGGTTCGCGCCGCGGTCGTCTTTGCAGTCGCGGCCAAGTCCCAGTGCCTGACCCATTTGGTCCCCGCTGGGGCGGCTGCGATGAACTTGCTTTCGAACCATTCCCGCTTGAAGAGGCCACCCTCGCGAGGAACGGGCCGCTGCTGGAACTGGCCCGCGACGGCATAGGACCCCATAGGCTTCTTGTCCCGGTCGACCACCTCCCTCGGGAACCGTTCCGGGAATAGCAATTCGTTTTCGTACGTACGCGGGTCCTCAAACCCAATTGATGTCCGGCACCGGCGCTCCGGTTCGTACTCCATTGGGAGCATCAAGTGATCATATCCCAGACCGAGCTTTACGATCTGGCCCGAGACATCATCCTCATGCAGGCGCTGCATAATCACGACGATTGCCGACGTTTTCGGATCAACGAGACGCGACGGGACCGATTCGCGGAATATGCGGGTAGTTCTTTGCCGCTCGGCCGGGCTTTCAGCGGTTTCCGTCGAGTGGGGATCGTCAATCAGAACCCGATGCCCACGCCCACCGGTAAGGCTCTGGAACGGCACACCTTCGCGGAAACCCGTTGCCGAGTTGGCGAACGAAGCCTCGCCTGACCGGACCAGCTTCACCTCGGGCCACAGAGATTGATACCAATCGGACTGGACCAGATCGCGCATGCGTCGGCTGTCACGCTTGACGTAGCTCTCCGAATAGGAGGTCGTGAGGTAGCGCATCCAAGCCATGCCGCGCGGCCCCCACTCCCACGCAGGCCAGAACACGGACACGATCAGCGATTTCATCGTACCCGGCGGCACATTGATCAGGAGCCGGATAATCCTGCCGTCGGTGATCGCTTCGAGATGGGCGCAGATGGCCTCGATATGCCACCCATGAATGTACTCACTGCCTGGCTCAAGGACATGCCACGCTTCCCGGACGAAAGCGGCGAGAGACTGGCAGCGCGCCCGAATACGCTCCGCGTCATGGGCAACCCTTTGACGTTCAGCCTCCTGTGCCCGCCTCGCCTTCTCCTGCCTGATCAGACGCATCATCGTCGCTGGATCCGGCAAGCGGACCGAAGATGCTTTCAAGTTGTGCGAGTTCATCACCACTGAGCTTTGTCAGGTCCACGGTCTGGATCGGGCCACCATTTCGGCCGGTGTGCTGGATCGACGCCAGTTTGGCATGCATGTAGGGCGCGGCGTCCTTGGCAATCGAAGCCGCCTCGTCCCATTCATCTTTATCGGCATGGCTGCGCATTGCCTTCAGCATGACCTCCAGCGGCGTCAGCCCTTCAGCGCTAGCCCTGTCCGCAATCGCTCGCGTCCGCTTTGTGACGGCTCCCTTTGGCCGACCAGCACCTATTCTCTTGCCACCGCGTGCCACGTTTGATTACCTTTGATTGTTTTCAAACTCGGGGAGGGGCCAAGGGTGTGGGAATCAGCGAATAAGGTCGGCATTGCGGCGACCATCATCAGCGCTTCGCTTGCATTTGGCGCCTACATTTTCTCAATCGAGTGGCGACTATCCACCCTTGGAGCCCAAACACAGGCCGCACTCACCTCACCTATTCCAGGTAATAATCCTGCAAGCGACGGGGGCGCTGTGGCCCCTTCCGTTTCGACCTGCCATGCTCTCGCTCTTCGCGTTGCGGATCATGAGGCAAAAACTCAACTCGTGTCCGCAAATGCCGTCAAGGATTTGATGTCGCGCCTCGGGTGCTTTAAATAACTGCTGCCCTAGTCGGACCCGAAGGCCAGGCTCTCACAAGGACTTTGCGCCACGCTTAACCGACCACGGCTATCTTCGGCGGCCGTCGCCTACTCGCAGGGTCCGCCTGCGATCGGATGGTTATGCCGCCTCTTTCTTCCGCTTGGCAGCGAGCCGGGCAGCCTCTTCGGCCTTCTTCAGCGCAGCCTGTCGTTGCCGCTCCGCTTCCTCGCGGCGCTGCTTGTTCACCTTCTCGATGTGTTTGGCGATTTCGGTTTCCGAGCCGTGAATATGGACCGGGATAGCGTCATCCGCGCGGTGGTAAGGCGTGCGCTTCACCTGTGCGCGGCTATCCGAGGCTACCTCGGTTGACACGCGTTCTGACTGATTTTGCGACACCTCGTCAACTGGCGTCGTCAACCGAGTTGCATGGTTTCGGTTCAGATTGTCCGCAATCTGTTGACAGCAACGGTTTACAGCGCGTTCGAAAGTTCGCTTTACCCAACCGTTTCGGTCGCACCACTTGGCCAGCGTAAGGCCTTTCCGTGTGGCGATGAAGCCATAATCGTAGACCAGCTTGCGGTCTTTCTCGCATAGCCAAGTGTTGATCCATGTCCATGTCTCTTCCATTCGGGAAAGAGCACCGGGCGCGGGGACACGCTTGATCCGCGTCGGCTCACCGCGGCGATAGTCATCCAGATACTCGTCAAACAGTTCGGACATACTGCCCATCATCCGTGGACCAAGAGCAGCGGGCGACATCAGAAGCGTTTCGGCCGCCTCGACTATGCGGGCGCGCACGGCATCGTAGGTCCATGCCTGATATGTGACGTGAATGGTCATGCCGCTCGCCTCCAGTCGTCGGGGAACATGTCACCCTGGTCCTCGCTGTAGAAATGGTCGGCCAGAAGGTTCAGCATCGCCTCCCAGACCTGCTGGTGTCGGCCTTTAACCTTCTTTGCCCTTCTGCGGAGGGCGCCGAGGTCGATCCTGTCGAACTCATCGAAGAGATCCAGCCCGCGCTCGATTAGCCACGGCATTGTCAGAAGCAGCTCGGATATAGCGGTAATCGTCGCGGCCCATAGCTCGGTCGCGTTGCCTCTGGTCTCTACGATAAGCCTCAGAACCATGGTCAGGTGCCCCTCGCCGTGCCTTACCACCTTCTGCAGCGTTGGCATGCAGTAACAATGCTTGGGCCGCACGGAGGTCGGGCTATGCCGGCTGGCATCGAGCACCTTGACGCCTAGCGCCCGTGTAACCTTGTAGACGTTGTGGCCGCCCTCTCTGCTCATTCCCGGCCTTTCCTCGCATCATTGGGCGCCGGCATCGGGAAAAGGGTCTGCCTGATGTTGTCGATCACGCGGCCCAGTTCCGCTTTGTGGCGGTCTTCAGGCACGAGCTTTGAGAGCGTGGCCTTTACCTGCTCACATGCATCCCGACCTCCTGCAGCATAAGCCCGAGCATGCCGCATCTGGTGCTTGCTCATCCCGCCATCTCCCTGCCGAGGGCGCTGCGCTCAGGGATCGGATCGCCCAAGATGATCCCCGTCAGAGAGCGCCGATCAGAGAACCTGTCCCATATCCGGCGCCGCTCGATATGTTCGGGCGGAATGCCGGTCACACGATCCATCCCCACCAGAGCCATATTCTCCGCCACCTCGCGGATCATCTCCCTCAATTCGGCTGATCTTCTGCGGGCTCGTTCCGGATCGGACTTCCGTTTCTGCTTTATCGCTTCGGCATTTGTCGCCCTGTACCCGGCATCATATTCAAGCCTTTTCCTGCGGCGGTTTTCAGCCCTGCAGTCTGGGCTACAGGTGATGACGCGAGGCTTAGCCTCGAACTTGGCGTCGCAGATCACGCATCGCTTGGTCATGCCCGCCTCCTTTTCAACTTCTCGACCTTCACAGGCCGGTGCTTCACGAAGATCGTGCCAAACGTTGCTTCTTGCTGCTGGGCTTGCCGCTCCGTCCTTTCCCGGCTCCATGCTGCAGGATCGAGGAAGTCAGGAACGGCCGGAATTGCTTCCACGTGTTCGGATCTGATCTTCGGGTTGAGGATAGCCTTCACGCATTCCTTCGCAGCGGCGACGGCTTCGGAGGCGGTTCCACATTCGACCGGCACACCGTTCTTGCGGACGAACTTCCAGCGATCCGAGCAGAACAGACGGAACAGCGGCCGATAGCGCCCGTTGACCTGCATCCATTTGTAATCGGGCAGGAACTCCATCACATGAACCCTTCAAATGCAGGAGGCATGTCCGCTGCGCGCCGACGGGATTTGGGATACGATCCTGGCATCGGCGTGGCGAGCGCGCGCTCTACCGTCCAGCCGCGCCGCAACCGCGTACTCACGATGCTTGGGACAAGATCGAACTCTTCACACCAATCTGTGAGGGTCTGCTCCCTGCCAATATAGGAAAGGAGCCTATTCGTGCGCCGGTTGCGGG